AAAGGTGGCCCAGCTGGAACGCTCGGGGGCGCACTAGCAGGTGGTGTAACAGGCACAGCGGTTGGCATGTATCAAGATGCCCAAAGGATTAAAAATTGCTTGAAGCGATAATACTTTCAATAGTTTTTGTTCCGCTTTTGTTTTGCGCATACTATTTGTGTGCGCATTCAAAGCGAATATCAGAACTTGAAACTGAAAACAAAATGTCTCAAGAGTCTATCAAAGCTCTACATGAACGCATCTATCACTTGTCGAAAAAACTCAAAAACATCGGCACGTCTGATTAATATGTCGACACAATCTATACTCTCAATATTAGAATTACGTTGAGAGTGTAGACAATGAACAAGTCCAAAGTATTATTCTATTCAGCAGTTTCTCTAACAACAGTCAGCGCTATCGCGGTTGGCCCACTGGTTGCGCATTTTAAGCCAGAGTATGTGCACTATGCAATCGGCGGGGAGTGTGCAGTCGCAGTGATAATCGGGGGCGAGCTGATAAAGATAGCAGTCAACAAGTGGTGCAAACGCTTTGTGCCAAGCCCACCCCCATCAGATTCAAGTCAGCCAGATTCCGAGCAAATACCACCAAGTCTCCCTATTTCAGCTCGCAACGCCCCAAGACATCGCGACCACCCCAACACACCGCAGTTTCATATTGATAACCACAGTGAAGTTTCAGCTGATGAGCGTGACCCGGAGTTGGGTGCAATCAGGCCGCGTGAAGTTGGCAACTCAGAACTAACAAGACATCTTCAAGCTCAATACGCTGCAAGAAACGAACCGCCCCCGCATTTGTATGAGTACTGCAAGAAGACAAGAAATGAAAAGAGAGACACAGGAACGTTCGGCGCAGTGACGCACACGATAGATGAAAATACGCGCTATGGCGCAACAAGCGACCCGGCGGTTGGGAATACCCTTGCCGACCGGGTCCTGCGTTCTAGCTAACGCACCACTGGGGCGGAGGTCTAAACGACATTCGCCTTGCACCATCCGCAAACTTATCTAAATACTTATAGATTGTTGCAGTTGAAACTCGATAGCTAAAGCAGATTTCGTTCAAGCTTTTTTGAGTGTGGATATAATCAAACAGTATGCGCTCAATCGTTTCTCGTTTGTTTAAATAACACATCAGAATGGAACCTCATCTTCAAAGCTTGCGCCGACCGGGGCCTGCCGATAGTTCCCTGGGCCTTGGAATCCCTGCTGTTGATAGTGTTGATGCTGCTGTTGTTGCGGCTGTCCTTGCGCAATAACGGGTGCTCTGTCTTCAGCTTCTTTCTTGTCCATCAATTCCATTTCTTTGACGTTCACGCTGACAATCTTGCGAGTGATACCGTCTTTGTCAGTGTATTCTTTTGTTTGGGACTCGCCACAGACTAAAACGTTTGAGCCTTTTTTTAAAATCTTTTCTGCTGCAATTGCAACGCCGCCATAGAATTCCAAGTTGTGCCATTCGGTTTTTTCCCTGGGTTCTCCAGTGGTTTTGTCTTTCCATCGCTTGCTTGTTGCGATAGAACAGTTTACAACTTTACCAAAATCTAAGTCTCTGCTTTCCGGGTCTTTTCCCAAATAGCCTCGTAATATATGTTTATTCATTTGAACTTCATCCATTTCCTTGTTCGAAGCTCAACGATAAAACCGGCGGCCGTTGTTAGTCAACCGATTGCGGTGGCACTAAACGAGTTCCTCTTCCCCGTCTTCAAGCAAAAGATCCATTTGATCTCCTTGAACCGGGAAGCTTCTATTTAATAGCCGCATGAATCCACCCCACGTTTTACTAGAGCGCATCAAACCAATGACCGCGCGAACGTGCGAAGCAAGCTCGGGACCACCAACCTGATCGGAAAGCCACTGATGATGCGCACGCTTTCTATTACCCTTGGAATCTTTGGGGTTTTTCTTTCTGAGTTCTTTTACCAGCCCCGGTGCCAGTCTATTATACACAACTTCAACTATGTATTGGCTTGCTCGCATCGGCCTTTGCGGAGAGTCCCGCCATTCCCAGCCATTCAGCCTGAACATTTCCCTGAAGAATTCATCAGGAAATCTTTTTATCCATGTTGAGAATTCTTTTTTTACAAAACGATTTAAAATAGTTTGAAGCGCTTCATGTCTTGCGCTTTCATACCCTGTTGCCTCATCTATTAAAGCAGTTATCCCCGTCTTGCCGAATATTCTTAAAAGAAACCTAGCCCTTTCAGCGTATTTTTTTAGCTGCGTCCTTATGAGATGACCCTCTCTATCGCCCACTGAGCTTTCTGCGTCCAAAATAATTGTGCAAATTTCTATTAAAAGATCTGCATCATAAACCCAGCCCTGAGCGCCCCGCCTATTTCTTACCGTAAACCGGGTTTGATTTTCAATGAGCGCAACCAGCGTGCTTGTGACATGATCTTTAATGACCGGACGAGCGAGAAAACCTTCCAGGGATATCGCGCTTGATACATCTAACGCTTTAAACATACCAGATTGATTTAAAACACGTCGCCCGTCATCCAAAACAAAACATGGGATTTCAACCGCGCCGATTTTTAATGAACCGTAATGTGTTGCTTCTAACACTTCATTTCTATTACTCATCATTTCTCCTTACTATGCAAAATCTAAACCGCCTAAGAAAAATTTAGGGAATTAAATATCAAGATTTTTCCGGGGTAAATAATAGCGCTATCTCCGGGCGTTAAAAAAGCTGAACAAATCAGCAAACTTAACAATCAAAACCGGTGTGTTTTACAGGAAGATTAAGGTCTCTGCAATTCCCCTGGGATCACCAGTAAAACAAAAAATCTTAACAAGAATAAATTTAGGTAAAACCCTCAATCCAGGGCAAGAGTAACATGTTATTTAGCGAGATGAAACAAAAAAAGAAAAAGATTTGAAAGGCACGCGGCAACCCCTCCCCAGAGGCTGCCATGTGTCTGTAGCTATCAACAGCTTACTTTTTTATATCTTTGTTAAGCAACTGACGGCACAAATTAAAACACTCTTTGGCTGCTGCAATAGTTTCTTTTGTCCTAACAACCTTGGTTTGTGGCGGGGGTGGCACAAAGTTTTCAGGGTGGCGGATGTTTTCCAACATCCTGTTCGTTTCTTCTATCGTCGGCGTGGCGCCTTTTGAGTAAGTCACCTTACACCTCCTCTTTGGGTCTAAGTGTGCGTCGCACGTATACGCTTTAAGTATGGTTTGTTTTCTCAATTAGCAATGGTTACCTTTTGAACGGATCTGGAACGTGCTTCAAAAACGCCTCCGTTGCCCTATATCCGGGCACGCGCCCAACCTCCCGAGCATCCTCTGTTTCTTCTTTAAACCGCTGAATAACTTCTAGCTTGTCAGCCGGTGGCTGAAACTTTTTTTTCTTTTTCAAAAACGCTTTTAAATCTTTTACTGACTTGATATCGTCGCCAAATATTGAATCTAATTGCTTTGTTTTCATCGTTAACCTCTGTTTTTTATTTAATCGCTTTGGAATATTCTGTAAGCCTCTTCCGGAGTAGCACCCGGCTTGCGCTCAAGGTACGCAATCCCCCCATGACCCAGCGGCACCCCATATTTTTCAAGCGACTGACTGCAAATCGGGCTTAAATGACCATTCGGGGCTGGTGCTACGTATTGATCACCGTAAAGCATTGCCATGGTTTCCTCCACCCCTGGAACAGATTCTGAGCGCTCTGGGGGCGCTTTCTCAACCCGACCGCAATCACTGGCCTCGTTTTCTGCTAAAGTCTCATCACGGGCCTCAGATTTCCCAGAATCCAGTCTAATCCTGCCGTCCATGATTGCTTTCCAGTATGCCCCGGGATTTTGAACACCAGCTGAGTCATGAACCCTGGCATATGCCTCCAGCGCTTTGTTGATTCCGTGGGTCTTGAGCATCTTCACGAATACCCCGGGATAGATCCCCCATCGCTGGTGTTCCATCTTGGCCCAAAGATTCGACTGGTCTTCAGTTAGCTTACTGCTGAAGCCTTCAACCTCGCATAAGCCTAAATCTTCGTATGCCCCACGCCCCGCAGCTGACTGCACCCTGGTCGGCCGTTGCCCCTGGTCTTGCGGTTCGGGTTTGTGTTCCACAGGCGGCTCAGTGCTTGCGACATTTGCCCCCTGTTTTTCAAAATCATTCTCAGTCATTCTACTTTCGGTCTCTCTAGAATGTATAGAATGATTTTTATTAATAATATATTCATATTGTTTACCGGAACTTTGTTCCGCTACAGTCGCAGTAAAGCTAGAGTCCCGGTTTACCTGCATTCCATGGAATGGGTGCAATCCAAGTGACTCATTTATTCGCTCCAACTCAAGCGTGTATATGACTGTGCTCTTTACTCCGTATTGAGTGCTCTGTACTTGCTGCGCACCGCGAGTAAAATATTTGGGAAGTTTGTCAGTTAATGATTTGATAACAGTTCTAAGTTGGCGTTCTGATATATCAATATTATAGTGTTTAACTAAGAGTGCACATATTTGCGACTGCGGCAAAAGAACTCGGCCTGTTAACCTATTGCGGCGATATATCATCACCCTAAGTACAGCCCGCTCAGTTGCATTGATCATTCTAATCATTGGCTTAACACCGCGTCCGGGCGGCTTTGGGTTCGGAACCAGTTCGGCGTACATTGCGTCAGCCCAATCCAGAAGATAGCCCGAATCACCTTTACGCCACTTTGAGCCGGGTTTTGTATATATTGTTGGGCGTGCTGCTTGCACCGAGGTGGCCGCTTCCATGGGCTGTGCTCCGTTTAGTAAGGTTGATTGGCTAACAAAAGATGTTTGTTGGTATTGACAGATGTTTTGCATGTGGTAGTATTCCTCTTGATTCGTTGATAACCCCGTTACGTGGTAGTGCGGGGTTTTCTTATTCTAACGTTGACAAAAATTATTTCAATATCAGTTACACGACTATTTACGATAATATAACCAGCCACCCGCGAATGCTTGAACTAAGTGCTTAGACATAGTATATTTCCTCTTGTTATGTTGTGAACCCCATCAGACCGTCTGTTGGGGTTTTTTATTGTCTGCGATCAACTGCTTTTTTTCAAGCTGCTTCCTGCCTTGGCAGCTGCTGAACCAACTGCCTAATTATCCGTGCATGCGCATCGCTTTGTTTCTTGAGAGCTTCAAGCTCAAGCAGTATCTGTTGTAACGCCGAGATCATACAGCACCTTCGCGCAATGCGTTGCGCACAGCTAAGCGCGTTAGCATTGAGAGTGACATGTTTTCTTGTTCGGCTAGCTCTATAAGCCTAATCTTTTCATCTTGGCTTAAAAAGAAATGACCGCGCTCAAGTTTTGGGCGACCATATTTGGTGAGTTCAACTTCTTTTCTTGACATAATCTTTCCTAGTTAATAAGTAAACTTTATTTATTGAGCACGAAAGTATCACACCCCCCGGACTTATGCAAGTCACCCGCCAGCCATTCCTCTATCATGCGCCTCACAATAAACGCTTGCGAGCACCCAAGCTTTAAGCATTTTTTTTCAAAATCTTTTTTAACTTTGGACGGAACCCTTAAATAAAGAACTTCATTTTGTGATGCCATTTTCTCTCTCCGTTTCAATTGTGCTTGCATTATGCAATATTGCGTGATAATATGCAACCACAATTTGATGAGGAGTACTAGCGTGTTAACACAAGAACAATTGAGCGAGAGGCTCGACTATGTCTGCGGAAGTGACGCGGGTGTTGTTGCCGGATACAGCAACTACAAGACGCCAGTGGAGCTCTGGGCTGAGAAAACTGGACGATGGACACCGCCGGATATATCTGACAAGCCCGCAGTTAAAGCTGGAAACAAATTAGAAGAGGCGTTGATAAAGTGGTTTGAAGATGAAATGGATTGTGAGGTTAAAAGAGATGAGGGACTTATTCGATGTGAAAAATACCCGCACGCTGCTGCGAATATTGACGGACGCGTGGTCAGCGAAAACGCAATTGTCGAAGTTAAAACCACAGCAAGCGACAAAGGTTGGGGAGAAGGAACAAACGAAATCCCGCCAACATACTACTGCCAGGTCCAACATTACCTCGCTGTCACCGACGCTAATCGAGCATATGTTGTGGTGCTCATCCGCGGGAGCGACTTCAGAATCTATATCGTTGAGAGAGACCAGGGCTTCATCGATGCACTCATGCAGCTTGAAGAAAAATTCTGGAGAGAAAACGTCTTGGCAGACGTGGCTCCCGAGCCACTACAGGTATCAGATATCTTACAGCTCGAATCCCGGCTGGAACGAGAAGTCAGTCGAGAAGCCGCTGAAGACGAGGTTCAAAAGCTCATGCGACTCAACGAACTCGAAGAAAAAATCAGGGAATTGAAACAAGAAGCAGACTCAATCAAAGCAGATTTAATCTTGGGTTTTGGTACAGCCAGCAGCGTGACGGATGGCAATGAACGTACCTTGGCATCAGTGTCTCGTGTAAAGACAGAGCGTTTTGATGCAAAGAAATTCAAAGAAGATAACCCCGGTGAACACAAAAAGTATTTGAAAACCTCAGAGTATATCAAGTTCACCCCCCGTAAGATTGATTGGAGTGAGTATGTCTAACGCGATTGTTAACAAGTATCAAGATATTTCAGACTATTTGCAACGTGTCCGCGGCCGCATTGATTATGTGTATCCAAAAGATTGCCCGTTGAGTAGAGAGCAATTCTTTGCCGGCTGCGTGTCAATGATTAAAAAAGATCGGTCTGGCAAGCAAAGTCTTATGAGCTGCAAGCCAGAGTCAATAGCAAAGTCTCTGATTTTTGCAGCGAAGTTAGGCCTGTCGCCCGACCCGGATGAAAAGAAATTCTATCTGCTTCCGTTCAAAGGTGAGGCAACACCCTGTGTCGGCTATCTAGGATACCTGGAACTCATTTATCGTGAGTTCCCGGACACCTCTGTGTGTTCACAAGTCGTGCACGAGGGCGAGACATTCTATATAGATTTGGGTAGCGAACGAAAAGTCAAGCATGAAGCAGGGTTTTTCACGCACAAGCCGGCCATCGGCGCGTACGCAATCATCGTGTTGCCGAACGGTAACAAAGAGATCGAACGCATGTCCACAGAAAGCATTGAAAAAATCAGGGGAACTAAGAAAGGACCCTGGGTAACCGACTGGCAAGCCATGGCTCGTAAGACAGTGTTGAAAAGAATGGTTAAGTACCTGCCTTTGGGTTCGACTGCGCGTAACGCTGCGTCAGCTGAAGAGTATATGGAGGCAGGGGTACACACTGTCGACGATTACATTGACGCAGAACTCGAAACGACAGTAGAATCAACGCAAGGGCAAAGGATGATGGAAGAACTCAATGGCAGAATCAAAAAAGAAACCAGAGCAGTGTGATCATGAATATGTTATTACAGAATGGCGCGTTGCAGGCGGTATTAAGCAAGCAGTGAAGATGAGGTGCAGGAAGTGCCTCAAGGAATTGGATTTAGATGCAATCAAATTCGCTGAAAAAACTAGCTAAAAGAGTGGACGAGCTTTACAGTAGAGTTCGTCCCGCGCAAGGAACCAAGTTAATCATCAAGGACGATGATTATATTATTACAGAAACAGCGGATGTGTCATGCGAAACGCTCACAATCATCACAGTCGATTTGAAGCCCCGGACTTTAAACGAGAAATCTATTTAATCTTTCAGGACAGCGCAGAGTTCACTGGAAGCGCATGGTTTACACCAGGCTTCAAACATGTCTTTGCAATAGAAAAACAACCACTGGGCTGGACTTGCATCGACCCCAACCGCTTCGATCTCATGATAGACATACTCCCGGTGCGCTGGGAAGCAGACTTAATGAATCAATATCTCATCAACAAACCCGGTGACACAATACTAAAGATAATGCTCACGCCGCACAATGAACCAACAATCCTGAGGCCGTCTATACTTTCATGTGTTAGCTTAGTTAAGTACATGCTCGGAGTGTCGTGGCCATTCGTCTGGACACCGTGGCAACTTTACATCAAGTTAATTTCAGATACGCATCAAGGTATGGAGATTACACAGCTATGGATACAGGACGTCAAGCACGCAGAGAAGCAAGAGCCGCAGCAGAGCGAGCAGAAATTCAAGCACAAGAACTGAGACGCACAACGCAAATGCTTAGGGATAGAGCATCTCAAGAGGGGGCGCGAAGCAACACAATCTTACAAAGAGCATTGCGCTCGCGCGGAGGCGGCTTCTTTGAACTCGCAGCAAATCAATTGGGTGGCCAGGGAGGCACAGGTCTATGAGTGATGTCTTAACAAAGGCAAGCAAAAACATTGAGAAATCCAGGAAGGTTGACGTTAAGCAATTGCTCAAGCGGCGCAATGATGCTAAGTCAGACATGGATATGTGGCGCTCTCTTTTGGAAAACGCTTATCATTATATCATTCCGAATTACAACCCGTGGGTTAATCACGGGAGAGCCGGTGCTGTTGCACCCGGCCAGCAGCGAGATGGTGACGTTTATGATTTAACATTGCCCGTTGCGCATAGAAGATTTGTTAATAAGATGATGGTTGGCATGGTTCCGCAAGGCCAGCATTGGGTAGAGTTTGTGCCCGGCGATATGTTTGGCGATGAGTCAAGCGAGCTGTATCAAGCAGCGTTACGCGAGACTCAAAAGATAACCAACCGCTTTTTCAAAATAATTGAGTCCTCTAATTTCTATGTTGCGGTTGAAGAGGCAATCAGTGATGCATCAATATCTACTGGTTTTCTCGCGGTAAACGAGGGCGACCGGTCTAATCCGCTGCAGTTTGAAACAGCTCCGGTGTCACAAGTTATGATTGAAGCTGATGCAAAGGATGGCTTTAGTGCTGTGTTTCGCGACTGGATGCAGATGAAAGTTGAGCAAATTCAGCAGGTCTGGCCGGGGGCAAAGAAGCCGGAAAATAAAGAGAGTTGCGAGAAGTGTGACATCTATGAGTGCAGCTACGTTGACTACGACGCATCGCCAAAATCTCGCTACAAGTATGTTGTGATGACAAGCAAGGGTGAAATACTTTATGAAATTGAAAGTGCATCGTGGCCTTGGGTTATCTTTAGATTCCGCAAACTTGCTGGAGAATCCAGGGGAAGAGGCCCATCGCTTGAAGCTGTGCCAACCGCTGCAACAACTAACGAGGCCATCGGTGATGAGTTAACAGCCGCGGCTTTCCAAGCTAACCCCATGTATATGGCAGCGAGCGACAGCGCATACAATCAAGACACGTTTCAAGCAAAGCCGGGTTCAATTATTCCGGTTCAAATGATTATGGGTAATTGGCCAATTTCAGCATTTCCCCAAGCCGGGAATATTCAATTCGGCCAATTGTTGGTGGCAGATATGCGCCAGCAAATCAATGACATCTTGTACACCGCACCGCTTGGCCCTATCACGTCGCCGGACATGACAGCAACTGAGGCTAACATTCGCTTTCAAGAATCTAACGAAAGCTTTGCAGCGATGGCTCCACGATTGCAGCGAGAGTTCTTTGACCCGCTTGTTAAGCGCATCATGTTTTTAATTAACAAAGTTCTGCCCGAGACTTTCGGTGATTTAGACAGCACTTTTAAAGACAAGTTGCTCAGTCTTGACGGCGAAGTTATTGGTTTGAGATATAAAACACCGCTGATGATTTCCCGGGGTAGACTCAACACGCAAAATATGTTGTCATGGTACAACTCGTATGCGTCGATGGTTGGGCCTGAGATCGCGTCCGCTACACTCAAGACCATTGAAACGGCCCAGGCTTTGGCGCAGAACGAGGGCATTGATTTACAAAACATCAAGAGCGCAGAAGAGATGCAAGAGACGGCACAGGGAATTGCCGAAGCGGTAGAGGAGGGAGTCCAGCAATGACATCGAAAGCACCGGAACCAACAGAATTTCACCAATATTGCTATGAATTGTTTGAAGCTAATCCAAAGGGCAAAGAGTTTTTGGAGGCTTTAGAGCGACAGTTCTTTTATGCGCCCGTGATTATTCCTGGAAAAGAACAAGCGGAACATTGGGGCTTTTTTAATGAAGGCCGCAATGATTTGATACGCGCCTTTAGGCACGGCGTGAACGTTGTTAAGGCTAAGCCAAAGGATAATTCATGAGCGAAGAGTCAGGAGTTGACACGGGTGAGAGCGTGTCGGATACTGAAGTTGCAGCCATCCCCGAGGAGCAAGGAAGTTCTTCGGGGGGTTCAGCTACAGAAGAATCTCAAACACTGTTCAGCGATGAGCCTGAGCAGCCAGCGACCAGCGAGCCTGAGCAACCTGAGCAACCGGACTGGTTTCTAAAAGACAAATACAAATCTGTTGACGCACAAGCCGAAGCTTACTATCACTTGCAAAAGAAGATGGGAAGCAGCTGGGGTGCGCCGAAAGATGGCTATAACTTTGAAGATGCAGGGCTTGCCAAAGATGACCCGCTGATTGGAGCCATGGCCCCCAAGCTTCAAGAGATGGGCTTATCACAGAAAGGCCTCACCGATTTAACCAAGGCTTATAACGAAGCACTCGATGCTGCGGCTAAAGACCTGGAAGCCAAGACCGTCAAGGAATTAACTGAGAACGATGCAATGACGGTGAAGTCTGTAAACGACTGGTTAAATCAGTCTTTTGATGACAGTACCAAGCAGACACTGCGCAACATGGTTCAATCGGTTGATGACTTTAAAGCGCTTAATTCATTGCGATTAATG